ACGTAAGCATATCTTACTTTAAACATCTCAGTGTCCATAGACGATGGCTTCATAGCTGTTAGCTTGATGGAGTCATTAATCATTTTCTCAAAGTCATCTTCTTCCGATTCTTCTTCGTCAATCTCAGCGCTAACTAATTCCCACTCTTCACTCTCTTCTTCACCGTACTTATTTAAATGCTTTAGCCAGTCTATTTGGTCCTTAGCTTCAAAATCAGAGCTTAGTTTGGTGTCCTCTTTTTTTTTACCTTCAGAGCCTTCTACTGCATTATCAGTTCCACCAGTTCTTTCCTCTTTGTCCTTGGCACTTTCAGATTCTTCAGCACCCTCCATAAATTCCACAGGCTGTATAGTGATGAAATATATATCTTCTTCTATGTTAGCCGCCTTTAATATCATTTTAAGACCCTTGCAGATTTCGTCTTGGAATGGCTTAATAACTGTAGAGTTGAATAGCTGTGAGGCTGTCATAATCTCATCAGCGTTATTCCCTAAACCTACATTGTCCTTAATACCTAATAACATAGGACTAGTTACTCTGTGTCCCGTTAGGATTTTCCCACTAGCTTCTTTGGCTAAGTATTCGTAGTGAGCAGGCGCGTCGTTAAGTGGCAAGTCAATAACCTCGGTCATGTTCTCCTTACTTTCATTAAAAGCAACTATAACTCTTTCTCCTCGAGCTCCTGTTAACTTTGCCTTAACATCTCTAGTGATTAGGTCTCTCTGTTCTTTTGAGGGCGTTCCGTTGTTAAAATTGATTACTTTACCGCCCGAGAATCCGTGCTGAATGTCATTCAGGTGATAATCGCTAATCTCTTTCTCTAGTATTGCGTAACCGATAGCTCCGCTATAGTCAACTGGCGAAAAATATTTATATCCTGAAACGTAAGGTCTAAACACGTATAATTCGATAGCTTCTTTTGAAGTTCCAAATACAGGGATTCTTTTAAGATTGTCGCTCTGCTTATACTCTGCCCAGTTACTGTGATAAAAGTATGCGTTAATGTTTCCGTATTCGTCGCACTTCTCTGGTCTTAGGGTGTGCATAGGAAAATGCTTTACCTGCTTTACAGTTCTTCCCTTTCCTTTTCCTGAGTAAATAACTTGAGCTACCGACTGACCTAGTAGTTTTCTTTCTAGAACTATGTTTTTTAAATCGTCCTCCTCTATAATGTCAGCTAATGGAGTATTCTTTAGGTAGTCTTCGTCCTTGTCGATTATTCCCAGACCTCTTCCGTAGATTTGGTCCGATATAGATTTAATAGCCGCTGAGTGTGTGGGTGATTTAAGATAGGTTTCTATAAGAAAAGTAAAGTAGTCGTTATCTTCACCGTATGCCACGAAGTTTTTTCTAGTGTCCTCCATTGAGGTTGGCTGTTGGTATCCGCTTAAGTTAATTACGTTTATCATTATTCAAAAATTATAAAGTCGTTTGAGGGGTCAGAGGTTGCTGTCTGAGTAAACTCGTTAACATATACACTGTGCTGCTCTGTAGCTTGTTCAGTGCTTAAAATCTTACCCTTATATATGGTTTCATCTGATTGATTGCTAATAGTCATCGTATACATAGTCTCAGGACTTAAATTGAGAGCTTCTAGGCCAGTGTTAACCGTCAGAGTGCTATAGTACCCTCTAGCTGTTAAGAGGCTATCTACGGCGATTGTTTCGCTCTTATTGTTCTCTGGAATTAACGTTGTCGTAACAATTGCGCTTTGGCCATTTGATAGGTTAGCTCTTGTCGTGACTGAAACATCCTGAGGTTCTGTACTGTTTACTAAGTAATTCAAAGTATTAGTTTATTTAAAAACCGTTTCCACTTAGTTTTGTTTAATAAAAAAACCCCACCGAATAGGCAGGGCTTTAATGTTACCGTAATGTTAAGTATTATGCACCAACAGTTACAGCGAAGTCAGTAGCTACAGTTCCAGTATAGAACTTAGCAAGACCTTTTTCAGAAGCTACGAAAGTTAATTCATACCCTGATTTGTCTCCCATGGCAGCTCCAGTAGAAGTAGAAGCAGTCATTTCTGCGCCGAATTCTTCACCCATTACAAAAACGTTTCCGTTATTGTCTTCGATTAAGATTTGTGGACGTCCATAAGCTAATAATTTAACTTCTTTGTTTGTAGAAGAGTCCTGCTTTTTAAGAGAAACTGTTAAAGTTTGCTCTGCGAAGCTAGTACCATTCTCACGGCTAGAAGTCAAGGCCTGCTCGAAAGTTGAGCTTCCTCTTAAGTCGTACTTAAATGCAGCAGGAGTAGTTTCTGTAATACCAGTAATGGTCTCATCAGCAACTGTCCATGAAGCATCCCCGTAATTGACGAAATAGATTGCGTTTAAACCACCAATTTGGTCCTTGCATCCCTCTAAACGTCCGAGTGTAATATCACATGACATAAAAATAAATTTAAAAATTAAAAAATAGTAGGGGCGAAATTAACCACCCCTACATTATTGGGTTGCAAATTATGCGTTTTGTCTTAATACGATTTCAGAACCAATAGCGAATTGAGTTCCAGCAGTAAATCGCATTACTACTCTTACATTTTGAGAACCGTCGATGTTAGCGAGGTCGATTAACTTAATTTCTGAGAAATCTGAGCTTAGGCCAGTTCCAAAGAATAAGTTATCTTTCTCAGCAGCTACCATTTGACCAGCGTTAAGACCGTTAGCAACGAAAAGCTTAACACCTTCAAAGTCCATTGCAGTTTGTCCAACGTGGTAAAGGTCTTTATAACCTAAAGCAGCTTGAGCTCTTACATAACTACGAGCGTCAGCTTGAGAAATGTAGATGGCCAAGTTATCACTTCCGTAGATAGTGGATGGGATAGCGTCTACAACAGCTCCTAAATCGCCGATAATTGTAGAGGCAGTAGGCGCAGTACCTGTTACGTCTACAACGTCAGCGTCAGCACTCATTAATTTGATTAAACCGTCAAACTCACCAGAGTTAGCAGTGTCACCTTGCCATAAGTTAACTTCAGTTTTAGAAGCAACTTTTGCAGCAACATGAGAAAGTAGATAAGCCTCAAAAGAAGTAGGCAAATTGTCATGAGCAGAAAATCCTTGTTGGATGCTTAACCAGTCAGATTCGAAATCTTTCTTACAAAGCTCCATGTTCACTTGGAATTCTTCAGGAGTTAAATAACGCTCGTTGATAGTGACGTCAGAAGTAGCAGTAAAATCACAGCTAGCATCGGCGATTACATCACCTACGGCGATTTTTTGCATAACCTCACGGTAATTTACGTTAGGTTTTACAGTTACACCACCTTTGTCGATGGTAGTAGCAGGCAATAAAGCAGCAGCAATAAATCCAGCAGCTTTCTCACCAGCATAACTTGAGTTAGAAATTGTTAAAGTTGTAGCCATTTTAAAAAATGTTAATTAAATTAAAAAAAAATATTAAGATAGATATTTATACACCCGAGACATCACGTCTCCACCATGTCCACCTATCTTTTTATGGCTAGTGTCGGGTTTGCTTTCAGGTGAGTGAGTTAAAGGCTTTACTTCGACCTCTGGAGCAGCTTCTTCGCTGTCTTCCTTTACGGCCTGTTCTAGCATCTTTTGAAGTTCGTCGATTTGCTCTTGCATCTTAGCGACTCTAGGGTCTTCCTTAGTCTCTTCAATTACAGGCTCTTCTTTAACCTCAGCACTCACTTCTTCCTTAACCTCTTCCGTAGCTTTAACTTCTTTAGTCTCTTCTACTTCTTCGGTTTTTTCTTCAACTGCCTCAACGACAGTATCTTCCGCTTTAGTCTCAACAGCTTCAACAACCTCAGTTGCCTCTACTGTTTCTTCTACTTTTGCGGTCTCTTCTTTCTTTTCCTCGCCTTTAGCTATGTTTAAAGCGTTAGCGATTTTTTCAAGGGTTTCCTTTGCATTCATATATATAGGGTTTATTTAAAAACAGTATTTTAAAGTATTTTAAAACCTCTATGTCAGGTCGTTAGATTGCCTAGATACGTTAACTGTCTTCTCATTTAAATCCTTTGATACATCAGATATTTGATTGCCGCCGTATAGTGAGCCAAAGTGTTGACCTTTTGAGTCCTTGGCCCACAGCTTCCCAGCGTCGTGTCTTTTATCCCATCTTTTTCCGTATTTTGCAGGCATAGTTTGTTATGTTAATCCGTTAATACTTACAGTTTCTATATCATTTGATACCATACTGTTAAAAATCATCTTAGTGGTAGTTTGGTCTTCAGGACCAGCTTGGTTTCTAATTCCGTTAGAGTAAGAGTCGTAAGTACCATCACCCATTAACCATACTTGAGTTGCACGATAACAACTTACAGTACCAATTTGAAAGTCTTGATAGTCTCCAGATAGAGTAACAGGTCTAAATAGTTCGCCAACTTTATAGTCATCTAACCAAGCAACTGGGTCAGTTATCATTGCTTCAATTT